TTGCTTACTATGACAAGATTGCAATCGATGGACTCAAGAAAATTATTAAAGTCGGTGATATCAACCAAATCGTTGATGACATGCCTAAGGACTATGCCGATACTCTGCAAATTTCGCAGGGTGATGAAAAATAGTCTATTTTGAAATCGCAGGATTTACATGGCACATAATAGAGAGGAAGAACAAAATTCTGCTGATTTGTTCTCCCTTTTCTTTTTTGAAACCAATGTCAGACTTAGTCAGATAGAAAGGACAATACTATGACAAAAATTTCACAAATCTCAAATTCCCAAATTATTTTGGAAGAAGTAGAATTTCTATTCGCTCGTAACTTTAGTGGGCGTCAAGAAAAATACAATCGCGCTGGTGACCGTTATTTTAACGTTAAGGTAAACCCAGAAGATGTTGACTTGCTTCAACAATATGGGGTTAATGTTAAATTATACGAGCCAAAAAATATCACTGATGAAATGGCTGAGAAGATGGCTGAAAATCCAGACATGTTTGCTCCATCTTATTTCTTCAAAGTTCGTGTTTATACACAATTCGGACTTCCTAGCATTGCTATTATTTATGATAATGGTGATACTCCTATCGACGAAGAAATTCTTCCAACAGATAGAATGTATTTGAATGACGAAAGTCAATTAGCTATGTTGGACGATATGGAAATTGCTTTGTGTGATATGACGATTGCTCGACGAGATCCAAGTCCAGATGGACAATACGCTCGTCTTAACTTGAAGAATTCATATATTCGTGTGGTTGATAACCCACTACGTCGTAAATATGGATTCTAAAATTGAATTATACGACTATCAAAGGAGAGCGGTTGATAGATTGCATAATGGTTCTGTATTGTGCGGGAAGGTCGGTTCTGGTAAATCTTTAACAGGCCTATTTTATTATATAGAGAATCATAGAGACCTGCCTTTGTATATTATTACAGTAGCTAAGAAACGTAATGATAAAGAATGGCATCGTGATTTAGAAATGCTCGGTATCGAAGGGACTGTTGACTCGTGGAATAATATTACTAAGTATCTTGATGTGAAAGATGCTTTCTTTTTATTTGATGAACAACGAGCGATAGGATATGGTTCATGGGGCACATCTTTTATTAAGATTGCTCGTAAGAATAAATGGATCATGTTAACTGCTACACCCGGAGATGTTTGGATGGATTGGATGTGTATATTCTTAGCAAACAATTTCTACAGAAACAAAACTGAATTTGTAGACCGACACGTCGAATACAATCCATATTCTAAGTTCCCTCAGATAAAACGATATCATGAGGTGGACCGCTTAGAAAGGTTGCGAAAACATTTAGCTGTGCCTATGGCTGATTTTAGAACAACCGAAATCAACAGACAATATATAAACACTTCTTTTGATAAAGAATTGTATAAACGAGTTGTCGATACAAGGTTTAATCCATTTACGGAAGCACCTATAACGAATGCGTCTGAGTTTACACAAGTTCTACGACGAATAATTAACACTAGTCCTCGTAGAATTGAAAACGCTAAACAACAGATAATGACTCGCGATAGAATTATTGTCTTTTATAACTACACCTATGAACTTGATATTCTCAAAGAGATTTGTCAAGAATTAAATAGGGCATACTATCAATGGAACGGTCAGAAACATGAACCTATACCCGATGCTGCTGAGTGGGTATATTTGGTTCAGTACACGGCCGGGGCAGAGGGATGGAACTGTATTACTACTGATACAATATTGTTTTATTCTCTAAATTATTCCTATCGGATTATGGAGCAATCCGAGGGCCGGATAAATCGAGTGAACACCTCCTTTAATTTTTTATTTTATCTCTATCTTAAATCCCCTGCCTCTATTGATGATGCAATTGAACGCTCCATAAGAAACAAAAAGAAATTTAATGAAAGGAACTGGGTAGAACAAACATGTCCAAACTCGAAAGAGATTTTCAGCGAACATTAATTCAGGACCTTCATAATAGATTTCCTGATGCAATTGTTAAGAAAAACGACTCGGGTCATATTCAAGGAATACCCGACTTGTCAGTGGACATTGGTCCATATTCTTATCATTTAGAAGTTAAGCGTAGTGCGACTGCTCCTTATAGACCTAATCAAGAATATTACTTAGAAAAGTATAATTCGATGGGTGGATGGGCTCGTACTATATATCCAGAGAATAAGGAGGAAGTTCTTAATGAAATGGAACAGACATCCCGAGTTCGAAGGTAAACATTCATTTTTGAGCGCTAGTCAATGTCATTGGTTAAAATACGACCCTGAGAAATTGGTTGAACGTTTTGAAAATGAAAAAGCAAAACAAAGAGGAACTGAATTACATGAGTTTGCCAGTCAAGCAATTCAACATAGAATTCGCTTATTACCAGGTCATACTCACCCAGCAGTTGCTAATTTTGTTAATGATGCAATCGGTTATCATATGGATAGTGAAGTATTGTTATTTTACTCACCATATGCATTTGGTACAGCCGATGCTATACGATATGACCCACCTAAGAAAGATAATCCCCGTGGATTTCTTCGGATACATGATTTAAAAACAGGCGTTACCAAACCAAAAATGGAGCAATTACTTGTTTATGCTGCTTATTTCTGTTTGGAATACGGTATTAAACCAGAGAAAACTGATTTTGAACTTCGTATTTATCAAGGTGAAAATATTGATACTTATATTCCTGAAGCAGAAGATGTTTATGACGTTTATCACACGATAAAAGAATTTTCTGGGATTTTAGAAAACAAACCTAGATAGAAAGGACCATATTCGTAATGAATTTAGAAGAAGCCTATCTTGAACACCAAGGAACGCCACACCAAGGAAGTGTTCCTCATAGTGGACGATATGCATGGGGTTCAGGAGAGAACTCATATCAACGGGCTACATCATGGTCCGATACAGTTGCAAAATATCGTAAAACAGGATTAACTGATACACAAATAGCAACTAAACTAGGTATTACGACAAGTGAATTTCGTGCAAGAAATACGATTGCCAACCAAACCATTCGACTTAAAAATCAATCTATGATTATGGAACTTCATGAAAAAGGATTAGGTCCAACCGAGATTTCTCGTAGGACTGGTATTCCTGAGTCATCTGTTCGTATGAATTTAAACGAACAAGTTCGACATAATGTAAATCGAATGGAAAGTGTTAAAAACGATCTTAAAGAACTTATCAAAGAGAATCCATATTTGGACGTAGGTTTGGGAGCAGCACAACAACTCGGAATCAATGAGAACATGCTTAAACGTGCGGTTCAACAATTGGAATCCGATGGATATCACATGCATAAAGTTTATGTTAAGAATGCTACCAACGATGATCACTGGGTTGAGATGAAAGTCTTGACCAAAGAATCAAATCCGGATATTGTTCGTGAACATAAACATGAAATAGTTCCTCCTAATTTATATAAAGCTGGTGATGGAACTACAAAATTAGGACTTAGACCAATTGAACATATTGATTGGAAACGTGTCAGCATCAGATACGACGAGCAAGGTGGTACCGATAAAGATGGGGTTATGGAACTCCGTCCCGGTGTCAAAGATCTAGACCTTGGTGGTTCTAGATATGCTCAGGTTCGTATTGGAGTTGGTGGAACACATTATCTTAAAGGTATGGCTGTTTATGGAGACCCTAAAGATTTTCCTAAAGGTGTCGATGTTATTTTCAACACTAATAAGAAACAAGGAACTCCTAAAGAGTCTGTTCTAAAGAAATTAAAAGATGATCCGGATAATCCATTTGGTGCACAAATCAAAGCCAATGGACAAAAAGGCGCTATTAATAAAGTTAATGAGGAAGGTGACTGGGGAACTTGGTCTAAAACCTTATCTTCTCAGTTTGTTTCCAAACAACCACCTGCTCTTGTAAAAGGTCGTATTCAAACAACATACGAAAAGTTACAAAAAGAGTTTAACGAAATTAATAGTTTGACAAATCCTGTTATCAAGAAAGCATTGATGCAAGATTTTGCTGATGGTCTAACAACTAAACGTCATAATCTTAAATTAACTGGGTTCGACCGAATGAAAGGTCAGGTTATTTTACCGTTGTCTGGTATTAAAGCAAACGAAATCTATGCTCCTAACTTTAAGAATGGAGAGAAAGTAGTTCTTGTTCGATATCCTCATGGTGGTATTTTCGAATTACCAGAATTAACTGTTAATAATAAATTAGAAAAAGGTCCTGCTAAATTTATGAAAGGTGCAAAAGATGCGGTTGGTATTGACTCATCCGTTGCATCTAAATTATCGGGTGCCGATTTCGATGGTGACACTGTAATGGTTATTCCTAATAATAAAAACGGAATTAAAACAAGTCGTTCATTAAAAGAACTAAAAAACTTTGATACCAATAAATATTATTCTACAGATCCAAAAATTTTGAAGCGTGACTCAAAAGGTAACTGGCCAGAGAAACAAAGGAAAATGGGAGAAGTATCAAACCTTATTACTGATATGACTCTTAAAGGAGCTAGTCAATCTGAAATTGCTAGAGCCGTTAAACATTCTATGGTTGTTATTGATGCAGAAAAACATAATTTAGATTATAAAAGATCTGAAAGAGAAAATGATATTCCATCTTTAAAGAAAAAATATCAAGAACATTATGATGTTATATCTGGAAAAATAAAAAATGGAGCATCGACTCTTATTTCTAGGTCAAAGACTGAGCATCGTACCCTTGAGTATTGGGAGAAAGCTAGAACGCCAGAAGAACTTGCTGCTAATCCTAAACTAAAACCAACAATTAAGAAATCTAAAACTGTGTCTACAGACCATGTTGTAGAAATGGTTAAGGATGCTAAGACGCTTGGTTCGGGTACTCCTATCGAAAATATGTATGGCGATTATATTAATGCCCTTGGTAAGATGCGAGCTAAAGCTAACAAGGTTGTTGAGACAACGCCTAACATGACAATGAACAAGGAGGCTAAGCTACAGTACAAGTCTCAAGTAGAGTCGCTACAGAACAAACTTAATCTTGCCCTATCCAACTCTCCTAGAGAACGTCAAGCACAGCTAATTGCTAACAAAGTAATTGCTGAGAAACGTGACCCTAACATGCAGAAAGACCAGCTCAAGAAGCTTAAACAACAGGCTATTGCTGCTGCTCGTGTGCGTACAGGTGCTGACGGCGCTTCTTCTAGGATTACTATTGAGCCTGATGAATGGAAAGCTATTCAGTCTGGTGCTGTTAGTACTAAGATGCTTACTGACATAATTCGCTTCTCTGACTCAGACAGACTCAAGCAGTTGGCTACGCCTAAGAAGGAAGACGCTATGAGCCTATCTAATGCTAACAGAGCTAAAGGTATGCTTAAGAGCGGTAGAACCTATGCTGAAGTAGCAGAAGCTTTAGGTGTTAGTGTGTCTACTGTACAGAACCTAGTCTAGAAAGGAGAACTCTATGGAAGAACTAGATTACGTTAAAGAGACGTCAGTTGTTGATACAATGCTAACAACGTTTGACAACCCATACAATCCTTTCGTTGACTATGATGAGTGGTTACGTTGGGACACTGAACACGGTTACAACACACCAGAACTATTAGCTGAAGTCATTGGCAACACTGATGATGTGTTAGATGAAGTAGAAGAAGCACAGCTACATGCTACTGCAATCAATTACATCATTGATGAAGGACCAGTCGAAGGCGTTTGGACTGTGTGCAAACCTACAACCCCGACACCAATTCGTCTACCAACTGAAGAATGAAATGTGAAACAAACTTTAGAACCATAGGGGGAGGGTTCGCAAATTTTTCCCACCCCCTTGCATCGCCCCACCACCCTAAAATACCCCCGGAGTGGGTTAAAACTCAGATTCTGGGATACCGAAGTGGGTCGATAATAGCTGGAAAGGAGGTATAAAATGTCAAGTGAGGTTAGTGAACACCTTAAAGCACTACTATACTGGCTTCTATCTCCTGAAGTTCTATCACAGATTGGTGTTTATATTGGCGTTGGTGCATCTATTGTAGGCTTTGGTGCAAAAGTATTCACGCGTTTATGGAATAAATTAGAAAAGAAGCAAAACGAAGAGATTGATGGCATCAAGAACGCTATATCAGCGTTAACATTGAGCTTTCAAGAAATGCAACAGACCCAAGAAAGAGACTTTCTTAGATTACAAATCGTTACTGGTATACAATCGGAGAGATTGTCTATTGCTGAAGTTTTGGCTTTATACGATTCTTATACCCAAAAGGGTGGTAACTCGTATATTACAAGAGTAGTCAATGACTACATAGAAGAAAAGAGACATAAGGAGATTAAGAATGACCATTGAAAAAATCATTGAAGTATTAACGCTATTAGTTTTTGTTGCACCTGTAGTTTTACAATTAGTTCGCTATCTTGGTGTATCGACTAATAACAAATCTGTGATTACATTAGCAGATCGGGCAATGATCATCGTTTCTTCTTTAGATTCTTTATTGATTCCTAATAAAGATAAGAAAAAAGAAGCTTTAGAAAAACTATTAGCGTTTTCTAAAGAAATCGGTGTTACTCTATCAGCAGAACAAGCTGAAGACTATATTGAACATTCAGTCCGTGAACTAAGAGAATTTCAGGGTAAAGCGGAGGTAATTACGGATGCCTCGAAAGAAAAATAAAGACGATTATTTAATTCGTCAAGCATTCACCCCGGAAGGTAGAATGCAACAATTAACAAAGCAAGCATTTGATTTGGCAGAACGACAGTTACAAGATGGAACAATCGCGCCAAGCACATTGAATGCATTACTTCGTTATGGAACAATTGAAAACGAGATCCAGTTGGAAAACTTAAAAGCTAAGAAGAAACTCAATGAATCTAAAATCAGTTTGATTGATAGTGAAGTCAAAGGTAAAGGAGATAGCGAAGCTGTTATTGCTGCAATTCGTGGTTATGCTCCATCAGAAGAATTATGACATCACTGTTAACAACCGATAGAAAAATTCTACAAGATTTGAGTTATTCAAAGCTTATAACATTTGATTCATTTGGCGATAGATTGAATTATCTGTCGTTAATAAACAGAGGATACAAATCGCCTCGAGAGATATCTAATAGATTTTATCGAAGCAAACTTTGGCGAGAACTTAGAGATTATGTTATCGCTAGGGATATGGGTTATGACCTAGGAGTTCCTGGTGTCAATATTGATGGGCGAGTATTAGTACATCATATGATTCCAGTAACAGAAGAAGATCTATTAGAATGGAATGAAGACATTCTTCTCAATCCTGATTTACTGATAACTACTTCTTATGAAACTCATGCAATAATTCACTACAAGAAAGTTTATCCTGAATCAAATTATATAGAACGAACACCTGGAGATACTAAACTATGGTGAGGTGGATATGACAATTCTACAAGATGTAAAGTCTGTTTTAGATTTTGCTTCTGAAGAAGATACGGGGTTTGATTCTCGACTGATTATGGAACTCGATGGTATTATTGGTGAATTGTCTCAATTGACTCAACTCAACAAAGAGTTTGTTATGAGTGAAGATTCAAAATGGGAACAATTATTGAATACCAAAGACGAACAACTTATTCGATTAATCAAGCAGTACACCTACTTGAACGCAAGAGTAAAGTTTGACCCACCAATTGGGAGTGTACTTACTTCTTTAGAAAAATCTATTCAATCTACTGCTCATCGTATAATCATCCAAAAGGAGGATTTTAATGAGCCAATATGATTTGGAAATTATTGCTATTGCTTCACAAGTTGATAACCTAGAACATCATGGTATCAAAGGAATGAAGTGGGGTGTTCGTAAATTTAGCAATAGATTTAGTGAACACCGTAAAAATCGCAATAAACTGAAAAAAGCAAGTAGTAAGTGGAATACTAAAAATGCCAATAGGCATCTTATGACCGACAAAGATCTTAGAAATGCAACAAATCGACTTCGTATGGAAAACGATTTCGCAGAACAAGTTCAACGAGCAAATAGAATTAATAAGAAACCATCTATTAAATCTGCAGCTATTAAAGCTGGTAAGTTCGTAGTTCCTACTGTTGCTGGTGTTGCATTGAAGACTGTTGCAACAGACTTTATGAAAAATAAACCTAAAGATTATGCTCCACTTACAAGACAAATTGTTAATGTTATGAAAAAATAGGAGATAACGTTTGTGGTACTATCCAATAAAGCTTATCCGGAAGAATACATGAAATTCAAAGAAGCAGTTCTTAGAGGTGAAATTCCGGTAAATCGTATGGTATCTCTGGAAATGAACCGAATAGACTTCTTAATAGAGTCTCCGGATTATTACTACGATAATCAAGCGATTGAAGGCTTTGTTAGATTTTGTGAAAATGAGATGACTCTAACAGACGGTAGCGATGTTACATTATTACCGTCCTTTAAATTATGGGCAGAGTGTGCCCTCGCTTGGTTCTACATTTCTGAGGACAAGGTATATAATCCTAAACTCGGTAAATGGGAAATTAAAACTAAATTTAAGCGACTCACTACAAAACAATACTTAATTGTAGGACGTGGTGCCGCTAAATCACTTTATTCAACATACATGCAGGCATACATGTTATTGATAGACACCTCAACTACCCATCAGGTAGTAGCTGCCCCGACAATGAAACAAGCTGAGGAAATTATGGGACCTTTCAGAACTGCTTTGAGTAGAGCCAAAGGACCTCTAATTAAATACATGGTTCAAGGATCTAAAATGACCGGGAATCTAACTCAGAAACAATTGCTGGCGTCAACAAAGAAAGGTGTCGAGAATTTTGCCACGAATAGTCTACTTGAAATAAGACCTATGTCTGTCGATAAATTACAAGGTCTTAGATGTAAGTACGCATCCGTTGATGAATGGCTTTCTGGAGAAGTTAGAGAGGATGTTATAGGAGCAATCGAACAGGGTGCTTCCAAGAATGATAACTATCTCATAATCGCTACATCTTCCGAAGGAACTGCTCGTGACGGTGTCGGTGATACTATTAAGATGGAGTTAGTCGACATTTTAGAAGGTCGATATTTTAACCCACATGTCTCTATTTGGTATTATCGACTAGACGATGTTAGAGAAGTTGCTTATCCAGAACTATGGATGAAAGCTAACCCTAACCTTGGGGCTACAGTTTCTTACGAAACATATAGAAACGAAGTAGAACGTGCGGAGAATCAACCCGCAACAAGGGCTGATACATTAGCAAAACGTTTTGGTATACCTGTAGAAGGTTATACATATTTCTTTGTTTATGAAGAAACAGTTCCTCATCGTCCACAAAACTTCGATGGTCTTGAATGTACACTCGGTGCTGACTTATCTCAAGGTGATGACTTCTGTGCTTTTACATTCTTATTCCCTCTAGGTAGAGGACGATTTGGTGTTAAAACAAGATCTTATGTTTGTGAATCAAAACTCAAGAAACTAACTTCAGCTATGCGTAATCGTTATGATGAACTTATTGCTGAAGGAACTTTGATTGTTATGGATGGTGTCGTTCTTGATATGAATCAAGTATATGACGATTTATCCGCAATGATTTACGAACACAAGTATGTAGTTTACGCTTTCGGTTATGACCCATATAATGCTAGAGAATTTGTTGAAAGATGGATTCGAGACAATGGTGAATATGGTGTTGAGAAAGTAATACAAGGTGCCAAAACAGAATCAGTACCTATGGGTGAGCTCAAAAATTTAGCAATGGAAAGACTATTAATTTTTGATGAAGAACTTATGAAGTTTGCTATGGGTAATGCTATAGCTATTCAAGATAATAACGGTAACTATAAACTATCTAAACGTAGAACCGACGAGAAGATAGATAATGTTGCCGCTCTTATTGACGCATGGGTTGCGTATAAACGTAATCTAGACTTATTCGGATAGAAAGGCTTAAGAACACTATGAGTATGTTTACTGATGGTTTACAACATGCCTGGACTATGTTTAACCGAAACGATACAACATCATTAACAGAAACACCACCTGTGTTTCAACTCTCAACAGAACCTAGGGCTTTAAACCCAAACAATTCAATTCCAACTAGAACATACGCTAGAGCATCAATCTCGTCAATGATTTTTAATAGAATTGCTATGGATGCAAGTACTGTTAAATTTCAACATGTTAAGTTGGCTGAAGATAAGGAAAACCAAACAGTACAGTACGGATCTTCTTTACAGAGATTATTTGAAGTCGAAATGAATATTGACCAATCTGCTACAGATTTCTTTCATGATTTAGTATATTCACTATTTGATGAAGGTGTTGTAGCAGCAGTCCCTGTAGAAGCCACTTTAGATCCTACACAATCAGATGCATATGACATTAAATCTATGCGAGTTGGTAAAATTATGGAATGGTTTCCAACTAAGGTTCGTGTTAAAATCTATAATGAAATGAAAGGTGATTTCACAGAAGTTATCTTACCAAAGAAAATGTGTGCTATTATCGAAAATCCATTAGCGAACATTCTTGGATCTGATAACCCTACAATGAATCGTCTTATTCAGAAACTTTCAATTTTAGATAAACAAGATATTGACGCTGTTGCTAATAAATGGAATATGATCTTACAACTTCCTGTTCCTGTCAGAAATGACATTAAGAAGAAAGAAGCAGATGATCGTGTTAAAGACATTGAAAAGCAACTTCAAGATTCTAATTTAGGAATTGCATACATTGCCGCTGACGAAAAGATTACTCAGTTAAATAGGCAAATTAATTCAAATCTTATGGACGAGATTAAGTATTTAACCGATGAATTACTAAGTCAAATTGGTTTGACCAAATCAGTATTCGATGGTACTGCCAATGCCGAGCAAATGCAAAACTATTATACAAGAACAATTGATCCAATTGTAACAAGAATTCAAGAAGAGTTTCAACGAAAATTTATAACTAAGACCGGTTATACACAAGGACATCGTATTGTTACTTATAGCGATCCATTTAAATTGGTTCCTACAAGTCAACTTGCTACAATTGGGGATGCCTTGCTTCGTAACCGCATTCTTACATCTAATGAATTCCGTGCAGTTATTGGGTATGGTCCTATTGCTGACCCTATGGCTGATCAATTGTATAATCCAAATATCTCTGATGCTCGTCAAGATGTATCTATCCCTGGGTCTGTCGGGTCCCCTGAAAGCGAATACGATTATACTCAATACCCCCAAGAAGAGTATACGGATGAGAACTTTCAAAATGGCGGCAAATAATGATGGAGGAAATGTCGTATAATGGATAAACATCCCAAGTATGATTTCGCGGGTTATGTAACTCGTAACGACACTCGTTGTACAGACGGTGTTATTATTCGACATGGTGCGTTTAAAGACAATAATGGACAAAAAGTTCCTCTGGTTTGGTCGCATGATCATAGTACGCCAGAGAATGTTATTGGTCATGTTATGTTGCATCATGCTGATGACGGCGTTTATGGCGAAGGATATTTCAACAATACTCCTAAAGCCAAAAGTGCCAAAGAACTCGTACAACATGGAGATATCTGGTCTATGTCTATTGGGGCAAATCGTATTAAACGTACGCCGCAAAATGATGTAATCCATGGTAATATCTATGAAGTATCACTTGTAGTCGCCGGAGCTAATCCTGGCGCTGTTATTACGGAAGTGTTACAGCACTCCGATAATCCTAATGAAGGGGAAACTATTATAATGGAAAGTAATGAACTTTTACATAAAGCAAGTGATGTATTACTTGCTAAAGAGCGTGTAAGTCTCTTTGATCGTATTCAACACGCTGATGAAGGTGAAGCTACAGATATCATGGATGGTGTTCTAGGAACTCTTAATGAAGATCAACAAGAAGCTGTTGCTATTCTTACAGAAGCTGCTGTTAACGAAGCACTTGAACAACATGAAGCAGCCGTTGCTGAAGATTTCGAAGATGCTGTAAATGAACGTGTCGGTGAAGTATTGGAAGAACTCACTCAAGAATTTGAAGCCGACGACGAAGACGATGCCGAAGAAGAAACTGAATTAGAACAATCTGCCCTAGGAGGACAAATCATGCACTATAATGCATTTGAACAAAATGTAAATGACGAAAAAGAAATTCGCCACTCACTTGAAGCTGCTTTGGAAACCGCTAAAAAAAGTGGTCGTACAGTAGGTCAAGTTCTTTCTGAAATGGACGGCGGGGATACTCTTAAACACTCAATGAATAACATTGACAAACTTTTCCCTGATCATGCACTTCAAGGTGGAGTACAAGTAATCTACTCTCCTAACACTGCTACTGAACACATTCTTAGCCGCGTAACTAAAGTACCAACTGCTTTCGTTAAATCTATCATGACAGACCTTTCTGACTTGACTGACGAACAACTTCGTGCTAAAGGTTACATCAAGGGAACTGAAAAGAAAGAACAAATCATTTCTTTCTTGTCTCGTAAGACAGACCCACAAACAATCTATAAAAAACAATCAATTGACCGTGATGACCAAATTGATATTGGTCAACAACTTAACGTTGCTGCATTCTTCAACCAAGAAATGCGCATTAAGTTGAATGACGAAATTGCACAAGCAATCCTTGTATCTGACGGACGTAACACTGGTGACGCTGCTAAAATCAAAGAAGACAAGATTCGTCCAATCACTAAAGACGAAGACTTCTACACAATCAAAGCTAGTTACAACCCTAAATCGCTTCTTGACGTATTCCAAACAGTTGCTGAAGAAAAGACTAAGATGCTTGGTTCTGGTACACCATCATTGTACATGAACCCACTCTTCTTGACAAAACTTCGTTTCCTTCGCAACAAGAACGAACAATGGGTATTCGGTGGACAACAACCTGCAACCAAAGAATATCTTGCTTCATTGTTTGGTGTGGCTGAAATCGTTGAAACAAACTTCTTGAAACCTGAAGAAATGATCATGGTTAACTTGGCCGACTACCAAATCGGTACAAACCGTGGTGGTGAAGTTAACACATTCGAACACTTCGATATCGACTTCAACAAACAGAAATATTTGATCGAAACTCGCTTGTCTGGTGCCCTTACTCGTGCTAAATCTGCAGTATACTTCAAACCTGCTGATGGATCAGCTGCGACATCAGGACCAGCTGCATCTGGAGTTCCTGGGGGATAATCTATGAAGTTTAGCGGAAAAGCTGGTTTTAGAATTGATGACGTAGAAATCGAACCTGGTGTCTACGAACCCACTGTAGTAGTTAAGTCTATCAAAGGGACTGTGGTAAGTAATTATTACCAACATCAAAATAGCGACAAATCAACAATTGATAATGTTCGCATTACCAACCAGCTGTCAATTGTCGCTAATCAATTTTTAAACAAACACATCGCAAATTTGGTATACATCGAATTTCAGGGGGTCAAATGGAAAGTCGAAAGTTTCGATATTCGACCTCCTCGCGTTGTTGTTAGTTTGGGAGGGGTCTATAATGAGCAATCGACTTGATATTCATAACATGATTCTGAAAGCTGTTGAACTAACCGGTGAGAGGTATAAAGTTTATTATAACCCAATCGCAAACGTAAAATTAGAATACCCATGTATCGTTTATCGACGTAAAGGCATTCATCAACGACATGCTGATGATATTCGATATCATACTCATACGTCGTATCAACTAACGATTATTGATAAACGGGTAGAATCTCCTGTTGTAGAAAAACTACTTGAGAATCAATATTGTACTTACAACAATGAGTTCGTATCAGAGAATATGAACCATATTATTATGACACTTAATTCTGGAGGAATTACAAATGGCTAAACTAGTATTTGACGAACTAGGAAAACGTTTCTATGAGACCGGTGTATCAAATGCCGTTCTTTATCCACAAGCAGACGATGGATCATACCCTAAAGGTGTTGCTTGGAATGGTATTACTGCTGCTAACGAATCACCATCAGGTGCCGAGTCTAATGACCAATACGCAGATAACATCGTATACTTGTCACTAACAGGTGCTGAGAAATTCGAAGGTACTATCGAAGCATTCTCTTCACCAGCCGAATTCGACGAATGTGATGGTATGAAAGAAATCAGCAAAGGTCTTACAGTTTCACAACAAACTCGTAAACCATTTGGTTTCGCATACAAATCAATCCTTGGTAACGACATCAAAGGTAACGACTATGGTTACAAACTTCACATTTGGTATGGATGTAAAGCTGCACCTTCTGAACGCTCACACAGTACTGTGAATGATAGTCCAGAACCACAAAATCCATCATGGACAGTTTCATCAACACCAATTGCGGTTCCAGGTGCTAAACCATCATCTGTATTGACATTCAACTCAACTACAACTCCTGCTGAAAAGCTTAAGAAAATCGAAGATATTCTTTACGGAACTGATGACGCAGATGCTCGTCTTCCATTGCCATCAGAAATTATTGAGTTGTTGAAATAATTATTTAATATAGGAGGTACTCGATTATGCTCAAACAACAAGTAAAATATGAGGATTTCGATGGGAATATTCAAACTGAAACTCTATACTTTAATCTTAACCGTATGA